AACACCATTTTGTATTTTTCTTTTTTAATCATATCTATAATATATCAGAGATTTGGTCATATTGCAAGCATTATTCCATAAAAAAATGGTCTAAAAAAGTCAATAAAATCAAGGGTTTTTGAGAGTATTTAGATTTGTTTCAGTATGTGAAACACTTTTGACACACCTTGGGCGTGAAAATGCTTTAGTTTTGTTCTACTTTTGTTCTTTTCTACCGATACCTCTAAAGTAGTGCTTTGAAGGTTCGTATCTATGAGACACATTATCATACCACCACTTAGAGGCAGCGATTATTAGGACTTTTACCTGTGCCATAATCACGCCTTAGTGTTGTGAAGTTTGAGATATCAAATCAAATTTCGGAGCAAGTAAAGCTATTTTAGCATTACTCAATCCTATTTAGACAAATTAAATTTTTGACAATTTTTTGAGCGATTCTCTTAAAATTTTTGAGCCACCAATACGAACATTGATAATACCATTATAGTAATCATCAGTCTCTAAAACTTTTCGATCAAACTGTTCTTGTGCTTCTATGTAACTTGCAACACCCCTACTAGGACAGTAGTATAGTATTTCTCTAGTGAATCTGTGTTCACCTAGTTTAAGTACATCATCTTGTAATTGTTCAGAGGAACCCCAATAAGTTTTCCAATCACTTTCTTTTGTGCCTCGTCTTTTATTCTTTCGACCTTTGAGTGGTTTCTTTGTAGTTTTGAATTTTGCTAACTTCTTACCTACATATTTCTTGTGATTGATTAGATTTGTTATTAGATAAACAAAAGCTTCACAATCTTCTGGCAGTTCTTCAACTACTTTACCTTTATAGGTCCAGTTAGTTCCAGTTTTCATCAATATCTGTTATCGTTTCCTCAATTTCTTCATGTTCTTCTCCACAGAATGGACAAAACTGCTCGATATAATCTTCTGGCAAATCATGTTTTACTATGTATGTTGCCGAGCAGTTATCACATACTGTCTTTAGATTGGGGTTTTTCGTCATAGTTTAAATCCTTTAAAGGTCTCTTTCTCAACATCTTGTTTAATACCACCAACGATATAACTTTCTATTTCAGTTTCTTGTGGTGCATTTTGTAATCCACGACTATTCAACCAATGTTGAGTCCATGGTAATGGATTGTTGTTTGATGGTTGGTCATAAACTCCTTTTAGACCAATTGCCTTCATTCTTTTATTTGCCATAAATTCTACATACTGATTTAATAGTTTATCATTTAGACCAATCATAGAACCTTCTTTAAACAAGTATGTTGCCCAAGCTTTTTCTTGTTCAACAGCAGTATTATACATATCATATACTTCTTGCTCAGTTTCTTTTATGATATCTAACATCTCTTTATCGTTTTCTTTATTTCGATAGTTATTTATGATGTTTTGTGATACTGCAAGATGTAAGTTTTCATCTCTTGCAATTAAAGATATAATTTTAGCAGAACCTTCCATAAGTTTTAATTCACCAAATGCAAAACTACAAGCAAAAGAAACATAGAATCTTATACCTTCTAGTATGTTTACATTAACTAGTGTAAGATATAATAATTTCTTTAATTCTTTTTGTGTGCCTTTACCATTCAAGTGATATTGATGAGCATATGTAATAAACTTATCGTATGCCTCTGTTACAGTTTCAGCTCTTGCCATAATCTCTGGTGTTTCAACAATAGTATCTAAAACAGCAGTAGGATCAGGATAAACATTTTTCATTATGTAAGTATATGAACGACTATGTATTGTCTCACTAAAGTCCCATGCAACTAACATAGATTCTAATTCAGGTAAACTACAAAATGGTAAGAATGCCAGACATGGTCCACGACCTTGTACACTATCTAATAATGTTTGATATTTTAAATTAGATGTAAAGATATGTTTCTGTTCATCTGATAATTGTTGAAAATCGTTTCTATCTTTTTGTAGAGATACCTCTTCTGGTCTCCAAAAGAATCCTAGTTGTTGTTGATTTAACTTTTCAAAGATAGGATATTTCTGTTGGTCAAATCTTTGTGTGTTAGGTTCTTCTCCGAAAAACATAGGTTGTTTTAGCCAATCTACTTGCTCTGTGTTAAATACTTTAGACATTATATAGCACACGCCTCGCAATATTCTTGATAATCTTCATCTGTTTTAAATTCCTCTCTGGTCTTAGTACTATCTTTTACATCATCATGCCACCCAACAGAATGTGCAGGTTCTTCTACATCTTGTTTTGCGTCATATGTGTTTTGATAATAGGATGTTTTCCATCCTAGTTTATATGTAGTTAATAAGTCATTTGCCATTACTGACACAGGCACCTCGCCGTCTTTGTAGTTCTCTGGATTATAACTCCAGTTTCCACTTATCGCTTGGTCAAAGTATTTCTGCATAACAGAAATTGTATTAATGTAACCTTCATTACTTTTCATATCCCATAACAATGTGTAGAAATTCTTTAGTCGGTTGTAATCAGGAACTATTTGTTTAAGTGTTCCTTTTTTACTTTTTTTAATTGAAAGATAATCACGAGGTGGTTCAACACCGTTCGTAGCATTTGAGACAACTGAACTACTCTCTGACGGCATTTGGGCCGATAGTGTTGAGTGTCGTAACCCGTTGCTCTTGATATCGTTTCGTAAACTAGTCCAATCATAACTGTACTTTCTTTTGACTATATCGTCAACATCTTTTTTATATGAATCAATTGGCAGAATGCCATCACTATATTTAGTTTTATCAAAGTATTCACAAGCACCTCTTTCTTTCGCTAGTGTATTACTTGATTTTAATAGATAATACTGAAATGCCTCTGTAATCTCATCAACTAACATCCATGCTTCTTTGTTATCATACTTAACTTTATTCTTTGCAAGATAATGAGCAAGACCAATGTAGCCAATACCTAAACTTCTTCTCGCAAGAGTAGATTTTTCTGCAGCCTTAACAGGATACTTTTGATAGTCTATAATTTCTTCTAATGATCTTACAGATAAATCACATAGTTCCTCTAGTTCTTCCTTATCTTTAATTAAACCTAGATTGATAGCAGATAAAATACATAAAGCAATTTCACCTTCTTCATCATCAATATGTTTGATTGGTTTAGTAGGTAATGTAATCTCTTGACATAGATTTGACATATAAACTTTATCTTTAAATGATGAATGAGTATTACAATGATCTATATTCATAATGTAAATACGACCTGTCTCTGCTCTTTCTTTAAGTAAGTCCATAAACAAAGTCTGTGCTCTTATTTTCTTTTTACTAATAGATGTTTTTCTTTCATACTTTTCATACATCTCATCAAACTCTGGCATACCAAATGCTTCATACAGACCAGGTGTTTCATGTGGTGAGAATAAAGTTATTTCTTCATCTTTAATAAATCTCTCATAAAATAATTTAGATACTTGTATAGAGTAGTCTAGTTTTCTTACTCTATTATCCTCTGTACCTTTATTGTTTTTTAAAACAAGTATATCTTCTATTTCTTGGTGCCAGATTGGAAAGTGAACTGTTGCTGATCCGCCTCTAACTCCATTTTGTGTGCAACACCTAACCGTTGCTTCAAATTTTTTAAGGAAAGGAATGACGCCAGTATGTTGTATCTCACCACCACGAATCTTTGAATTAATTCCTCTAATTCTGCCAGCATTAATCCCGATACCGGCCCTTTGGGCAACATAACTACCAATAGCCATATCGGAAGAAAAGATACTAGGAAGAGTGTCATCAGAATCAACCAATACACAACTCGCAAACTGCCTAAGAGGAGTACGAACACCAGCCATAACAGGCGTGGGAATATTAATTTTAAATTTACTAATTGCGTCATAGTATTTTTTGACATATTGTAATCTACTTTCTTTTTGATATTTTGCAAACAATGTTGCTGAAATCATCATATACATAAATTGTGGTGTTTCAAATATTTCACCTGTGCTTCTATCTTGAACAAGATATTTATCCATAACTTGTCTGAGACCTGCATAGGTAAAATTGTAATCTCTTTCATGGTCAATCCACATACCCATTCTGTCAATCTCTGCTTCTGTATAATTATCTAAGATTTCTTCATCATACATACCCTTTTCAATACATACTTTAATATGATTTAAAAATTTTGGGTGTTCCCATAATCTA